ATCTTACATTTCTATTAAATAATTTTTCTCCATATTTTTTAACCGGTGAAAATGGATTTTGTGATGAAGTTCTTGCTGCGTTGACTTTAACTACTTTAATTCCATATTCTTCACATTTATTAGTAAAAATGTCTTGTTGTTGACTAAAATCCCAACCGCCACCTGTATTGTCCACCCAATTTAATGATTCTAAATGAACAGTTTTTACTTGATAAAAAAGTAATTGTTTGATTAAATCACGAGCAGCCAAATAAGATTTTCTCTTATTTAATTCTTTTCTTTTATTTAATAAACGTTTCTTTTCGGTAGATAAAATCTCATGTTTTATTTTAATTTGTTCGGTAAATGCAGGAGAATAGTTGTTTTTAATGATATTAGAATAAACTCTTAATCGTTTGTAAACATTTGTTAAGTTGTTTTTTATTCTACAAAGTTGTTCATTAATCTCTTTTGTTTCTTTTGAACAAGTTAACGGCAATGTCTTGATCTTTAATTCGTTAGAACTTTGTTCTTGTAGTTCATTAGAATCTTGTAGCTCATTAGATTCGTGAGAATCTTTGCCTTGTTGTTCTAATGAATCACAAGGTTCATTAAAATTCTTGTTTTCTTGTAAAACAATGGCGTTATATGCGTTTTTCACACCAATATCAACACCACAAATCAAACTATCATCTAACTTGGTTTTTATTCGTTTTATTTTGACTGCAATAATAACAAACCAATTTCCATCTTCATTTTTCACAAACTTAGGTTTGCAATATTTGGTAATATTTTTATTTTTAATATATTCAGGTATTTGTTGAGTTAAATCAAGTTTGAACCAAATTCCATTTAATCTTAATTCGTATTTTGGTTTGTTTTTATCTAATTGAATAATTGTCTGCTTATCTTGTCCCAGATTAAAATCTAATGGAATGGAATGACGTTCTACTGGAATTTGCGTTACAATACCACTGCGACAAATATTTTTAATTTCTTGCTGTGTTGGATATAAATTTAATTCACGCAATTGATTTCTTAATTCTGTCTTTTGTTCGTTATTGAGCTTAAATTTATATTGAGCTAACAAAGCACTAATATCTTGTTTGTACTTTAAAGATTTGAAATCTTGACGAAGATGTAAAGCGAACATGCGAAAATATTTTGATCTATTTTCCAAATTCCAATTTAAATAATTTTTATTTAGTAATAAACCAAGTTTTTGTTCGAATTTACCACGTGTTTCGTGTGCATATTCATCTTCGGTAAAATCTGATAATTGAAAAATATTATGAATATGTTCTAATTCATTGATTATTTCTGCATGTTCAATTTTTAAATTAATTGCACGATACATCTGTCATCACTCTGTTCATTTGATTTGCCAAATTATAATTTATATTTGCATATATTACCATAGTTGCATTTTACTTTTACAAATTTTAACAGTTAACAGCACAACGGTAGTGCAGCAGATTGCAAATCTGAAGGTTGTGAGTTCAAGTCTCACCACTGTCTCCAACATGAAATCCATGTAAGTAAATTGTTCTTACATGGATTTTCATTATGTAAACTATATTAACTATTTAATAAACTATCATTTATTAGACATTTTATGATTATTTAAATTTCAACCTTGTAGTATTACCATTGAATTGAATTGGTTTATGTGGCGCATTAGTTAATTCAATATCTTTATCCACGCCTAATTCTAATGTTTTGATATTTTGTTGTTTTTGTTTCACCACAATCTCATCCAAGTTTTTAATAGCAATGGACTGGTTATCAATTTTAATGACAGATTGTTCAACTGCATTTCGCATTTCTGAATATTCAATTTTATTCAGATTTTCAGGTTTCATTAATTCTTTCAACACTTCAATAGCCACTAATTGATTAACTGATGCACCAGTATTGACTTTCATTCCATCATTTAATCCAAATTCCACTTCATAATTGTTATGTTTACCACGTTGTCTTAACACTTCAACAAAATAGGTTTCATTGGTACTTTCTTGCATAGTGTGAATAAAAACTGGAACTTTTTTTTCATTAAAACTAGGTAATGATTCAATTTCGCCTTTGTAAATTTTAATAGTGGAATCAATATCTTTACTATTTACCAATCTTCCAATATGTGCATTACTGGACAAGTCTCTTAAATGTTCTTCTGGATTATTCATGATATTTTTAATGGCATCCATAATTTCATTTTTTGCAGAAACTTTATTTTCCTTGTCTTGTTCTAATGCAGATGGTACAAGAAATACTGGATAATTGTAAGCGATTTTTGCTGGAATAGAATCAATAGTTGGATTGCCAGAATTATATTCAAATAGTCTACTGGTTTTCAGTGAACCATTTAAGTCTTCAATAGCTTCTGTTACAATGTTTTTAATCAACTTATCTTTATCCATATCAAACGCATTGGATAAGGATGTCAATGGATCACCTTTTTCATGGAAACTCATGGATAACACTGAATCCGTTGGAACAGTACGAACATGATAAAAATTATAGTCAAAAGATATAATTTTATGATTTTCATTCGCATTAGTTTTCCCAGTGTTAAATTCTTGGATGGCACAAGCGGTTAGAAATTCATATAATGATTTTTCATCCCTGCCATGTGCGTTCCCAAGTTTGTGAATTAGTGCGTTCATTTGTTGGTTCATTTTTTGCTGTTACTCCTTAATTTCATTAACTTTGTGTGTGACTACTATTACTACTAAGTATTTCATGTGGTTGTTTCATAACATTGTAGTGTTTGCAACCTATCACTATCCATAATCATACTCATCCAATTAGTAATGAATCACCACTTAAATAATCCAATATGATTAGTAGGTATATAATTATTATTTTACCAAATAAACTTGTTACTCATTGTTTATTTATCTAAAAATATCTAACTAATCGTACTAATCGTACTTACTTGTTTTTACAAATCCAATTTAAACTTAACTTATGATGAACACATATAAACATTTTGATGGCATATAATGGTTTCACTTTCAAACAAGGAGCTTAATTATGTCAGCTACTACTCAAACCAATCAAGTCCAAGTTATTCATGGCAACGCAGCCGTAGGCTATGAAGCTGATGATATTTGGATTTTTCCAAGTGAATCACAAGCCATGTGGGATTTGTACACCACATTGGAACAAAGTTATTCTCGTGGTAAACAATCCATTTTTGCTAAAATTTGGGACTGGATTCTTGAGCGATAGGTCACGATAGTTCAAACTTGGATGATGAAATAAATTCATATCAATCAAGATTACTAAATTGGTAGTTCAGTAAATATTAATTAATATCTACTGAACTACCAATTTAATCAATATAACTATCTAGTACATAGTACATAGTAATATTTTCTAAAACATATTCTTTAATCTTGGATTCAAATGTGCAATGAACTTGTCTTTTTAGCAACCTATTACTTCTTGTGGAACGCAAATTGTAGCAACGAAGTAGCGTAGCCGAAGTTAGCGATTACGGAACGTAGATATATCTATCAGGATTAGTAGTTTACTAAAAAAACAAGAAAAATAAAAAAACACCATGTTAAAAATGACACATAGTGTTTAATAGTTTTATACACACGTCATGGCTTGAACCTTTAGAATAAAGGTTCAATACCTTTTATGCTGTGCAAATTAGGAATTTTATTTAATCAGTAATATTTTTATCAGTTGGTTTGGTTGCAAGGTAGAACAGAGCATCAAACAATGTATCCAAGAATGCATCTTCTACTTGTTTTTGCATATCTTTATCTTCTAAATCCACAATGTTCACCAGATTTTCTTTTTTTAGATATTCATGGACTGTAGATAAATAACCTTCATCATCATTTTGAATCCAATCCAGTAATTCTTTTTGTGTCATTACTGAATCACTGGATTGGTTGGAATGGATTTTATGATCGTCAATTCCATTTTTCACCATGCTGATTAGTTGTTTGAAAAAAACTTCATCTAAGTCATTAAAAGTACGAATTTGAATAGTATTTGCCATTTTCTTTTCCTTATTCCATATTAAATATTACATTTTCAATATATGTGTTTTTATATCTTACGATCTCACGATCTGATAGTTATTAAACTGTTATAAACCAACTTTGTACTTATGAAACATTATTAGTGCATTCATAATTTCAGCTTGCATTATAAACAGTTTTTTGTGAACTTGTTGTTGACTTTTTTAAGTTTTTGTGAATTTACCAAAATTAGCATTTTAATTATGATGTTAATAACTGTAAACAAATAATCAAAATATGGTATTTTCTTTATTAAAAATCATATAGTTATGGATATTAAACTTATAGGCTGTGTTGCGTAGCTAGTAAATGATTGATGAGATAAATTAAATGAATAAAAAACGGCAGTTAGAAAATCAACTACCGTTTGTTTATATCAAACACCATTTAATTTTTTCAATTTGATTGCTTCATCACTTAAAGCGAATGATATGTATATTTCTTCAGGATCGAACGGAAAATTTGAACCATCAGGCAAAGTAATTATTGCTTTTTGTCTAAAATCCGCAATATCATCTTCAGGAATTTCAACAGAAAAATCATCATTTTTATAGGTGTAAATAGGTTCTAACAAATGCCACTTACAACCACATAAATAAAAGCCAACATTAATACCAACATTAATAAATAATGTTTTATCATTGTGCCATCCAGTAACCTCCGCAAGTTGTTGAATGGATATTCTGTGTAATATATCCAAATCTGTGTTTTGGATATATTCAACAACTTTAATTAAAGCTTCTCTTGTTTCCGCATCAAAAGAAACGTTAGTTGGCTTATTTTTGATTTCTTGAATAATAGTTTCAAAAGTCACGCTGATTTCCTTATAAATTGAAGATATGCATTATACCACTCAATAAGATGAATAGTAAAACAACTTATCATGTGTTAAAAATATTAAATGTAGTTGTTGGACAAACATTCTTCTTGGATTTGTGATAAAATATCAATATCATTAAAAACAGAAATTTATCAAAGTGATCACAATGAATACCTTATCCAATTTGGTTGAATTACTAGAATCCAAGAATTTTCATGGAAAACAAAAAGACTTAAATGGTTTTCCTTATATTAATCATTTGTTACGAGTTAACTTGTATGTCAATATGTTTCTAAATAATTTGTCTAAACATGATGAACAATGTGCTGATCTGAATTTTAGAAATAAGATTTCAACAGTGGCATTATTACATGATGTGTTAGAAGATTGTGATGATTGGAATAAAAATAAAACATACTCACAGACCAATCTTGAACAGTTTTTAAAAGATTACCTGTTAGCAAATTCTCAATTTAACCAACAAGATGTGGATGATGTTCTTGCAGCATGTCAAAAATTGAACAAGAATAATTTTGCAGACAAACAGGAATACTTGAATAATCTGTTAAGTACAGAAGGTTCAGCTACTGTCAATAAAATGGCATTGTTGGTTAAAATGGCGGATACATTGGATAATATGAATTTCTTTAGAATGTTGCAGCCTAATAGCAAATCTTTATCCAAGCTCAACCTGACAGATATGGATGATTTACCAACTATCATTGGTGAGTTCAAACCATTCTTATCCAAACTTGCTGAAAAACTGGATGATGAGATTGGAAATAATAACGAATATGCCGCCAAGACAGTAAAACGATTAAAAAACTACTTATCCAATTATGAATTATATCGTTACCATTTTATAGGTAAATTTCTACCAAAATTTGCTTATCAACAACATATGGTACGTGATACCATAGGAACTACAGGTCACGAAGTTGCCATAGGCTATGAAATTAAAGCCACATTAAAAGAAATTGCTACTTTATATCATGGTTATATGATTGCCCCTACCAAAATCAACGAAATTAATGAATTGGCACGAAATGCTGTTTCAGATCAATCATTATTACAAAAAAATCAAAAAAACATTTCATACCTACCCGATTACATTGAAGCACGTAGATTGAAGAAACAAACTAAAAATAAACCTTGATTAGCAAAGCGCACTAGTACACTAACAAACCAGTTTATTAAAACAATCAAATCCAATTATTCTATTAACCTTAAAGCTTGGAATAATTGGATTTTCAATTACTTGGACTTGGATATTTAGTGGTTTCAATTGTGTGTAATAGTTAAGTTATGACAATAAAATAAAATAATATATTTATTTATATTTACATTTTGTAAATTATTATCTATAATAAAAACATTGGTGTTAAAAATACTTATTTTACAACATAGTACACAGTACGTAGTACATCGTGACATCAAGAATCTGGAACAGGAACTGTAGGAACTACAGGTTACAAGGTTATGAAATTTCAAACCTTATTTATCCACTATCCTAATCATATTTATTCATATCCATTAACTTAATTATATATTTATTGGATTATGATAAATCAAAATATAACTACTAAATAATGTAGAATATTACTATAAATATATATTACTTATCTATATATATAGTATATACTTTATTATAAATAGAGTAATAGTCAAAAACTATCAGTTCGAGCAGGTTAATAGCTAAAACTTATTTTTCTTAAATTAAGTTCTCCTTGATTTACCACTCAGATTCAAGAATATATTGTATTCTTAGGTTAAATGGATGGCGTTTTGAGTTGAATTTGATTTAAGCTAAATTCATGTTTTATAAGCATTTTTTTTGATTTTCATTTCATCCAAAATTTCCACATTTTCTGAATAATCACGCAATTTTAATCAATTTTGGCAATCATAAAGAGCCATTTTTGCTATAAAATCATCATTTATGATTGAAAATATATATTGAAGTATGCGAACGTATACATTTGCATACAAGTGTATACGAATGTGTACATTTACATACGTTTTATTTCAATTTGTAACACATATGTGTACAAATGTATTTAAAATAAATACGAACGCATATATTCGTATTTATTTTCTTCAAAAATATGTTAAAAACAGTCATTATTTATGATATTTGCATATTTAAAAGCAAAAAAATCCCTATTCATGATTGTTTTTTAAAAAATCCAATCATTACAGGTCTGTTGGTTTTCACCGATTTTAAGGTTGAAAATCAATTTTGAATAGTTTAATTAATTTGGCGATTGCGCTAGTGTGTTAAGCGGTACTAATTGTCAAACACTAATATATTCCGTATCATAAATGATGGTTAAAGAACAGTTGTAACACATTTTTATTTAACATAAGTTTGGTAATATATTGTTTTTCAAATTTGTTTATTATTTCCAGTAAATCGTTGGTATCAAACATTTCGCCAAAATATGACAAATAATAATCCATTTTATTCTTTAATCTGATTTTAAATAAGTCCTTAATGGATAGTGTCATATAACTAACCAATTCGAGTACAAACTTTAAATAGTTGTAATAGGTGGAATTACATATATTGAGTTTTTCACAGATAGTTTTTTTATCCAGTTTTGCTTCCAGCATTTCAGCCATTTGTTTGACTTTTCTATCACGATCAGCTTTTCTGACTTTTTGGCTTTTTAGGTTTTGTTGTTTTTGCCATTCAGAAAATGGAATATAATGTTTTTTAGTTGTTAACAACGTCCCATCCAAGTCATATAACTTGTACACATTGTTTTTACCATTAGCATGATATTTCAGTACACTATTGACGATAGCGTCCAGTTCTCGCACACTTAATGGCTTTTTATTGGAAGATTCTTTGATTTGTTGATATTTTTCAGCATCCTGTTTGGCTTGTTCTTGTAATTTTTCTTTTGAATAACCTTGATTGGCATAATACATACAACGCATAAAGATAGTGTTATTCCGAGCACCATATCCAAGATTTTCATGGATAATGGAAAGTTCATGTTCTACTTTCCCATCATTATTATCTTGTTTATCAGAACCACTATCCATATTTAACACATCAAAATCGCTCATATATTTGACATGTTGTGGAATTTTGAGATTTTTTGAATCAAACCAATCTTTGGCATAACGGTGCAAATAATCCAAGTTGAACACATTTTCATGTTCATAGTATTTTAAGATGAATGGTTTAGAAACCAACTTGAGATTGGCAGTTTCAACAGGTTCTGTTGTTTCCAGTTTAACTTCACTATTTGTTATATTTTCTGTTGTGTTCTCATTGGATTGAATAACAGTAGTATCAATTGCACTTGGAATGGTGATTTTTTGTACTTCACATTCTTCGTATTCACCTATCCAAAGTGGATTATGTGTCCAAAGTCCTTTGTATGCACGGTCTGCACGAAACACTCTACTTAGATAGTAATAAATTGTCATATATTTAGTTTGATTGTGTTTGTATTTTTTCAAATGTAAATGTTCTAAAAGATACACAACATGATAACGATTGGATTTTGGATTAATGGTTATCCAACTTGGTTCTGGAACTGATCCAGATTCAAACAATTTTTTTAAGAAGTGTTCATCATAAATATCATCCACATCTAAAATAAATGCAGAAAAACTGTCTGGCGTGTTTAAAGATATTTCACGAATTTGACTGAATTCTTTTTCAACAGTATCCACAATCTTTATATTAGCCAACAATCTTTTATTTGCAATAAATTCTTCATAAGTTTGTTTTGGATTATCTGTTGACTCTATGGTTTCTACATTGTTATCAGATGTGTTACTGTTAGTGACAGCACTGGCATTCATCATCCTATTTTTTGCACTATCAGATGGAAATCTAAGCAGTTTCTTTTTATTAACTGTCGTATTGCTTGGATTAGAAGTATCGTTTTCTGTAACAGTTATATTATCTGTAACGGTTGTTGTATCCAAGTTTGATTTGGATTCAGATGTGATTAGATTAGGTGTTTGGTTAATATCTAAATTGGATTCTGTTGTTTTTTGTTCATTAGTTTTGCTGATCGTACTAATTGTGCTATTGTCACTAATAGTTTCCAGTTCATCTACTACTTGAATATCATTAACTTCCTGTACACTTGACTTGGTAACTTCTTGGATTTTAGCCCCTGTAGTATCTGAAGTACCTTTACTTTTAGTTTTTTGACATTCACTACTTTCAGTACCATCTTTTTGTTTCTTTTCTACAACATCTTTTTTTCTTTTTCTATTGATAAAAGATTCTCTAATATAGATTTTTAAAGCTTCCAATTCTTTCAGATGTTTGGTTTGAAAAACTTCAATAACAGGTTCATCCAAAGGTTGATTAAACTCATCTTTGAAAGCATTACAGTAATTCATTTTAAATGGTAATGCTTGATATAATGAGGTTTTTAAAGTTTCAGGTAATACTGTTTGATTGTTTATATTGATGTTTGTTTCATCCATTTTTATTCCTTTTTAAAAAATTAAAGTTTTGGAATAAAAACAAGATTGGGATTATTTCAACGAATTTTAATGATTAGATAGTATGAGATTTACATTTATTTTCATCATTTCTAGTAAACATTATTTGCTTTTTCATCAGGAAAAGATATAATATCTACTATCGGTTGAAACAAGGTCTCTTCTTGTTTTCATCCTGACCACAATAGTTGTCAGCTATTGTGGTCATTTTTATTTGGTATCTAATGGCGGCGTTGCCATGTGTTTTACATTATTGTGTGTTAATGGTGTTTTAAAACTTCATAACTATAATTTGGAACTCAATAATGTAATTTCACAATAAACATAATGTACATCAGTTTAAAACATTAATCAAGTTTTTCTTGATTTTTTTTTAAAAAATTTTACATATTTCAACAATTTGCTTTTAGCACAAGATAACAACACATTGAAAAATTTACAACTTAACCAATTGTCCAAGTAATGCATTGATTCATTTTGTGATATAATTGGATTATCTGTGTAATTGGTTAGCAAGTGATATAAGACATTGACATAATTACATAGCTTACAGTTCTTGTAGCACCTATGGTAACTTTGTTAACATCATTAATAACTATGTAATATGTAGTGAAACACATTATATCAACCAGATTGATTGGATTAAGGTAAATATTATGGCATTAAATATCTCTGTACATTCAGATTTGCACACTGAATTTTTTGATAAACATTTTTATGAACAAGAACTTTCATTTTTACAATTTTCCCATCCAAGTAATCGGCAAGACATCTCTTTGGATTATTTATTTTTTGCTGGTGATATTGGTAATTTGAAAAGTATGGATAAGTTTTTTGCCCAACTAAAAAACACATTAAAATTTCGTAATACTCACATTTTTTATGTTCTTGGAAATCATGAACATTATCATTTAACTTATCCAGATTCAACGGCTGAATATTATCAACTTTGCAATGAATACAATATTCAGTTATTGGATAATAATGTGTTTGTGGATGATTATCGTAAAGTTCTTGTCTATGGTGGTACTTTGTGGAGTAATTTTAAATTAGGCAAAAATTCAGAACAGTCAATGAAATGGGCTGCTGAGAATGTTTATGATTATCATGCCATTACTTATTATCCAAATCCAGAAGATAAAAACATTAAGGCGTTAATCCGTCCTAAACATACACAAGAAATATTCAACCAAAGCATGAATAAAATCAAGGAATGGTTTACCAAACCTGAATATCAGGATTACAAAAAAATTGTTGTCAGTCATTTCTTGCCATTACATGATTGTGTACATCAACAATATACCAATGACATTATTACAGCATATTGGGCAAGTCATAGACCAGATATTGTAAGATTGGCAGACATTTGGATATATGGACATTCACATGACAATATCAATAAAGATATTAGTATTGATGGTAAAACTGTTCAATTGGTTTGTAATCAACTTGGATATTTGCAGGCAAATAATTTAACCAATTACCAAGATTTATTAAAAACTGATATATTTCCTAATGGTTATCAAAAAAATCATTGGATAGAACTGGATGGGTAACACAATGTGATAATTGGATTGTTGGTGGATATGATTAATAAATCACCAATAATCCAATTACAATTGATTAACACGATTCCACAAACAACTATTTTTAGTTTATGGTGTTTGCACTAATTAATGATTATTTGGTAGAAATAATTAATATGTAAATAAAATAACGCCAACTTATTATTAAGCTGGCGTTATTCATGCATTATTTGGTTAGATAAATTTCAACTTATCTAAGACTGGCAGCACAATATCATTCAGTGCTTCTTTATTACCATCCCATTCAAATGGATCAAACACATAGTTGACACGTTTATTGTTATCAGAGCCAGTAATATGATACAACATGGAATCATAATCATCAACACAATGTCCATCTTGAGAAGAGGATTGAATCAATGTGTCTAACAACCAATCCACATACACATCAACATTGACTGGTGTGTCTTCATCCTGACCTTGTTCTGACAAATATTCAGCCCACAGATAATCCATATCTGAATTGGATTGAGCAGATACTTGTTGTTGAATATTTTGTTTCAATTTTGCCAAAGGAATGGTATTCATGATATTTACTTTTATGTTATGGCTTCCAAGCCATTGTTGAAGATGTGTGTATTATAAAAAACAACTTTGTTTATTTGTGATATAAAAAGTTTAAATTGTGTAAAAATATATCTATTATTTACATCTTTACTTTGTACTATGGCACAGCTACTACGTGACCTAACTAGCGTTGGCAACTTAGTTGTTACAAGTGGATATGGATTAGGTTGCATTTTGAATACAAACTTATAAAAATATAAAATTACAAATAATGTAAATAAAATTTATAGTTATCAAGAATCCAATTAAGACCAAGATAACTATAAATTTTTAAATTTATACTTCTTACTTTGTACTTTGTACTTTGACGCAGCTACTTTGTACTAATTATTTATTCAATCTATAATCAACAAAGATTTGCTGAACAATATCATGAACATCTTTTTCTGACAATTTAACTTCTTTGTTTTTAGCTTTTTCATATAGATTGGTAATACGTAGTTTTTCATTTTTGTTTTCTTTATCAATCTGAGCTTGATTATCTAATTTTTTCTTATCTATATTGTTTAAATAGTTTTTATAATTTTCTTTATTATCTTTAAATAACGAAATTGTTTTTATGAATTCTTCATCAGAAATTTCAAAAATAATTGCTATATCTTTTAAATAATATATTTCATAATTTAATGAACAGAAAAATGTGAACAAATTTATAGGTGTTTTGTTTTGAAAATATTTTTCAATATAGACAATTTCCTTTAAAACAACAAATTGTTTTATCATATTTATATGATTTTTAAAACTATCAACTTTATTAAGTAAATTTTCCTTTCTTTTTTTTATGTCAATATTATAAATATCATCACAATAATCATAATAATCACCATAATTAAGAAAATTAACAAATTTGCTAATGATTAAATATGTTTCATTATTTATTTCAACAGTTTCACCAAATCTATCCACAATATAAACGATAAAATTTAATTGTTCCAGAGTAAGACAATTGTGTTTTACATCTTTTGAAACAAAAATATCATCTATAAAATCTTGTAAATAGTCAATCATTGATGTTGTTGTTTTGATTTGAGATATCATTGGAATTAAATGACGACTATAGTTCATCAAATAATGTTCAAAAAAATACTGATTTAATGTGTCATTTTTAATAAAAGATAATATATCTAATATAACATTGGCTCTTTTTTCATCAATATATTTAATATCAATAAGTTGAGTTTGTTTAATCCAATCAACAAAAATATTATTGATTTTATTCTTACTATCATTATCTAATTGTTCAAATTGATCGTTTTTCAAAAGTTTTACATATTCATTTAATTCTGTGAGAGATATATCAGATGAATAAACTTGTTCTTTAATATAATCAACAATCTTGTCAAAATTACTTTCATTAACGCAAAGTTCTTTTACAAACAAAAGTCCACTTATAACATTCTGAAACAAATAACGTTTTTTTGTTTGTTCTTCAAGTTTCATATAATAAATCAAAATATCAGCAAAATTTTCTTCTAAATTTTTAAAAGATGGAAGTTGATTAATTAAGTTTTTATGACAACATTTTGTTTCTAAAAACAGATCAATGAACAAACAGTTAAACTTTTCAAGTGAAATATTTTTGATAGTTTCTTTACCAAAAATATAATTAGCTTGTAAAAATAAATTTTCTAAATAAGCTGAGTAATTAGTAATGTTAGAATCAAATAGAATATAATCAATAACTTTTTCTGCAACATCTTGATTTAAGCAAGATAAGTCAACTTTTTCCATAATAATATCCTTTTTACAATTTTAAAACAACAACATATGTAGACGTAGTAACTTTATTAACCTTTGTAAATTCTAATTAATCATTTTGTTTTTAACAACTAAAACTCCTAACTTGTTTTTTTTGTTTTGAACAATACCAAATTATTTCTTTACTTACATAAATCATTGATTTTATTTAATAAATAAAAATATGTTAAATGTTAAATTAGATCAAACACATTTTAATTGGATTTTACATAATTTGCAATAGTTTTATTGTGTTTTGCAACGTCACATACTTTGCAATGCTACATCAACAAACATCAGTCAAAACAGTGATTCTAAATCACTATTTTGACTTAAATTTACTTGTAGATAACGTAAGATATGTTGTTAATTAGGTTAGCTGGATTTTACCATTGGTATCCAAATCCAGCAGTAGCACCAAGTTTGCCGTGTTTAGTAGCACTGGAAACAGTGCCTTTTACAATCCATTTTCCATTATCTGAAATACTGGATAATCCCATTGCATAACCAGCATGTCCTTGATATACACTACCAGCCATAGAGAACATATTTTTACCCGGTAAGTATGCTTGTGTTAAACCTGCAATAGCCATTGCTGAAGCCACACCAGCTTTATGTTCATTTTCAACCTTATCTATTCTATTTTCTAACTGATTCACATGATTACTGATTGTAGATGTCATATTTTGATTCAAATTATTCATAGCGTTATATAATTGGCTACCATTGATGGCATCTTTAGAATTGATGGATATTTCGCCATTTTCCACATTGGTGATTTTATGATTAGCCATATTTATACCATTGTTGGTAATATTGATGTTTCCAACTTTAACACCATCATCAGTAATTTGTGTATTACCAGATTCAGTAATCAAACTATTGGTTGAAATTTGATAATTGGTTGAACCGTTTGCATTTTGGCTTTGTTTTACTTGGATATTGTTGCCAGCAGTCACTGTGTTTTTGGCACTATTTAACTGTTTAACATTAACAGCGTCATTATCATTTACACCATCACTTAAATTGCTGACAATTTTACCATCCATATTGATTCCAGATGAATTAGTCATGATCCCACCAATATTAGCAGATGTAAATTCAACATCATCCAGTGTTTCAATATTTACATTATATTGATTGTTACCATCATATGTTTTTGATACTTTGATATTTTTTCCTGAATTGAGATTGATTGTATCTGCGGATTTGATAGCACTGTTAGTTACATTATCACTATTCACTTGCAATTTCCAAGTTTGATTGGATAAATTATCAAGGTTATTGGATAAGTTTGTAATATTTGTATTAGTTGTTCCCAAACTATTTTCCAAATTATTAATGCGTCCATCATGATTGTTTAATTCTGTTTTGACTTCATTTAATTGGCTAACATTTACAGCATCATTATTAGCAACGCCGTTTGCAACATTACTTATGGTTTTATGGTTCATATTTAAACCATTAGCATTTAATTTAGGTCCATCATTAATATCTATGGAATTAAATACTACATCATCTTTTGTAGCAATAGATATTTGATTACCTGTTTGAGTAAGGTGAATATTGTTACCTGAACCCATAATTAATTGTTCACCATTTTGGATTTTATTATCATTTTGAGTGGTTAATGGATCACCCCTATCATCATTTTGATTAACAGTTAGTTCTCCACCATTGTTTTTTGCATTTAATTGAAAACCTGCTGCTTTTAATTGAGCTACGTTAACAGCATCTGAATCTTGACTACCTGCTGCAACATTAATGATTTGTCTGGATGTGGCTGGAATATCTACTGAAGCTGCATAATTTCTTGCAGATGAACTACCTACTGAAACTGAACCGGCATTAGATACCCAAGCACGATTGTTTTTGTTAGAACCATCCCCTACTCCAAGTGGGTCAGCAGCATCAGCGTTACCACCATTACGATTTGCATAACTATATGTTCCTAAAGCCACACCTAATTCTGATTGACTGGAACTGTATCCGCCTAATGCTAAAGAACCATAATGATTCGCATTGGAATTACTACCAAATACCTGTGAGTATGCTGCGGAAGCATTAGCATTTAATCCAAGTGCGCCTGCACCATAACCAGCAGCAACAGATTTGCGACCAATAGCAATTGCTCCAACGGATTCTGTTTCTGAAGAAGCACCACTAATGTTAACTTTTTTGTTATTGGATATGTCAGTGTCATGTAAGGCATTTTCTAACACACTGGCACTACTACCAATAGCAATGGAATGATTTTTAGTTGCAATGGCATTATGTCCATTTGCCACACTGTAATTTCCAGTGGCTTGTGCGTTATGCCCTAATGCTGTTGCTCGTGTAGCAGTTCTACTATATGAACCAACACTCGTTCCCTCAAATCCAGTTGCATTAGTTTTAAAACCAATAGCTACTGTATTACTTTTACCTAGTTTTTCTGGAGTGCTTTTATCATCAGATAAACCACTACTTTGTGCCTGCTCCCCAATTACAACAGAATTGTTTTGATTTGCTGTTGCATTATTACCACAAACAACATTGTTTGAAATAAAATCAACAACGCAAGTTCTGATATAGGTTTTCTCACCATTGGATTTTGTTACAATAACACCTTTACTGCCAGCATCGCCATTGGTGTATGCAAATGATTGATTCATTACAGTTGTAGTTAAACACAACATAATTGCAATAGATAATGGTTTTAATTTTGTTTTTATCATTTTGATCCATAATATTGAATATTATTATTTTATCAATATCAATCTTTTTTGTAAAATGATAATCATTATTATCTATTTGTCATATTTATGATTTGTTTGGGCGATACACTTCGTGCTATGTAATACGTCACTTACAGTCTATCTACAGTGTTTTAAAACTTGGATGAATTGTTTATAAATAGGTAATTTTAAATAATGCAAAGGTTTATTCTAACCATATCCAATTCAATATTTTGTATTTTATTGGATTATCTTTTACTAATTTAAATATGACAAAATTGAAGAACAAGATTAAAGATGAAACAATGTCCATTACTTTTTCTATGCTTGGTGGCAGGAATGTAATGTTTCAATTAAATGAACTGGATGATAGATTGTTGCATTTACATCAATCCATCCAATATCCAGTTCCAAACAAGAAATTAAAGGAATGGAACAAGGTTGTTAATGTGGTGGTTGAAAATGGTTTTATTAAAAATCTCTATCATAAATTAGAAGAAATTTATCATGATTACATTGATGATGAAACAATAGTAGAAGTGAATGTTGATGAATCTTATGTGTATTTTTATTTTGAAATTGATGAGATGGATGGTAAATTGATTTTTCAACCATTTGGACTGGATGATTTTAATATTGATAATATCAAACCATTATTAGATGAATTGGTTTTGCTATTACAAGATATTATGGATGATGAAAAAAGTGATATGGAACAATATCCACCATTTGCAACGGGATTATATTTTACATTTTATATATAGGTAATTAGATTCTAAGTTTTAAATATTTCAATATAATAATTGAAAAATAGTAGTGGAATATCTAAGTTTAAATACAAAAGCACCTAAATTTACTTAGGTGCTTTTGCTTAAATTAAATGACACACAGTATTGTTTAAATTCTTAAACATGACATATATCATCTGTTATACATTCCCATCCAAGTCTTTTATGGATAGTCCTATATAGTAATAATATATATCATACATCTAGTAAAACATTTAATCCAAATTTATATGTTACCAATCGGTAAATCAGTTTATGATGGAAATTATAATACAAATAATATTTTATGTCAATCTTGAAAAACTGGATTTTACAACTTATTACATTTCCAATTTAGTCTTATTTGCTTTGTGCTGCTCGCATAATAACATCTTTAAATTCTTGCTTTTGTTTGGCTGTTAACGAATCCAAGAAACGCTTTTGTTCACTTGCAACAGATTGATAAAATTCAGATTTTTTCAATATTTCATAATTATCCAAATCTTGTTCACTGTCACTATTATGATATTCATCATCACTATTGTAACAATGTCCATTGGAACTGTTTCCATCCAGTAAGTCTTGGACTTCTTGATTTAATTGTTTGGCATGGATTTTCATTTTGTTATCCTATCACGTTATATTCATCTGTAGATCAGTAGGTCAATATAAGAATTAATCCAATTATATCGTAATTGTTGTTTTAGTGACTATAAAACTTGAAAAATAATGTAAATAAAATAGCAATGATTAGTAAAATCTATATTTTTATCAAAATGTTATAAACATTCCATTGTTTATTAATGTAATGTGGATTTTATATAACAAAAATTAACATTATGTTCGTTCAAATGACTATATAATATTTTTAATTTCATGGCACATAGGATATACACAGTGATAACGCATCACTACCAAGCAGCTTTGCTAATGTGCTAATGTTCATTGAAATACATTTCCTAACACTGGTAAAAGTAGTACATATATTCAAATCTAATTAGGGACTTATAAAATGATTGAAGTTTATAATTTAACATTTTCAGTAGACAGCAATAAAGTAGATGAAGTTGAACAATTTTGTCATGAATTAAAACACAACTTGGAATCCAAGCAAAACACTAAAATTCAAGTTTCTCAATCTGTTGTGGATTTTCAGCAAAACAATAGCTATATAGATGTTCAAATTAAAGGCATTGAATCCAAGAAAGACTTGGAACAGTTGGTAAAACATATTGAACAGAAAAACTTGGATTCGCAGTTTTCAAAATGTAATTATTACAAAAAGTTGATTGTGTAGTTTTATTGGATAATCTTTAAATTAATTCATTAATGTTACTGAATTAGATTTTATTGTTTAAGGACTTGGATATGTTGTTTATCATATCTAAGTCCTTTTTATAGTTAAATTATGATTTATATGATGAACTAAAAAGATATATGTAATCTGTGTGATAAATATAAAAACTAATAATGTTACAATCCAATGTAATCTAACAATCTTAATATTCGTTTATCATTTTCTGATTTTAGCAGTTCAACAATATCAGGATATTCATCTAAATATGGTGAACGGGCAACACTGTTTTTGATATAGAAATTTCCATGTTGGATTAGATATTCCATCTTATCCATTGTGATAAACTGTGATGAAGCAGTTAATCCTTTTACCATATAATGTTCATCTTTGGATAATTGTGTGAATTGTTGCACTGTTAATAATGGTGATAACACTATTGAAGCACGAACATGTGGATCGTTATCATTAACCAATTGTTGAACATGGTTAGGTGTTAATAGTAATGAATTTGCAGCAAATAGTCTTAAACTTGGATTTTGATGGTTGACCAACTGTTCCAGTTGAATAGGTTCTATTGGTTTGGATATAGTAATATTTATTGTGTCAATATTTCTAATGGTGTCAAAATTACCAATATCCAAGTTTTCTTGGATTGCCTTGTTGTGCCAATCTTTCAGATCATACTGATCTTGCAGATTGTACCAATCATCCTGATCTTGTTGATTCAGTTGTTCTAATTTTGAGTTTTGTTTATCTTTTTCTTTAAGTAATTTGAGATATTCTTGTTGATAATATGGATGACTGGATAATTGATGAATATCCAAGTCAGTATATTTTGCAATTTCAACAATAATTTGAACAGGAATATGATATTTTTCACCAATTTGGATTAAGTCTTTGACTGGAAAAAATCTAAACTTGGTTTTAATCCAATATTCAGTGTTATCTTTTAAGTAAATATGTGTTAGATGATTATCTAAACAATTGCCTAATGTTTTTATTAATTTCATATGTTTTGTACCAATTTGGTTGATAAGTGATAAGATTTGTGGATTATGATTATTAAGGTTGGTTATTTATTTTCTCAAAAATTTGTTTTTTCTTGGATTCAAAGTCTTGGGTATCTTGTGTTGATGAAATAATTTTTTGTTTCTTTTCTTCTATTTGTTTTTGATAATCAATATATTTGTGAATACAATTATAATATTCACTATCATCATGAGCTTGATTGAAACATTCTTTCACAACATTACTATATTTACCATTGTGTTTAATATAAAATGGTATCTGTTCAATGGTAGCAGAATTTACTAGTAAAATAATTAAAAAACAGAATGAAATTACAGAAAATAAAAAACATTTTAAATTAGCATGTTTTTTATTAATTGACCATAGAAAAAATATTACATTAATTATCAAAAAACTTAAAAACATCCCCAAAAATGTAATAGATTCATAGTCAGTTAGTAATAAATTAATCCATCCAGTTATCCAGTCAATCATTTTATTCTTCACTTTCTGTATATTGTTTTACTAATTTAATAAACTGTTCTTTTACATATAATCTTTTGTCATTTCTTATATTGCTAAATTTATCTTCAACACAATCTTTTAATATCATGTCATTATTTTTAACACATTCTAATATGATATTTGAATACTTTCCGTTATTTTTAATATAAAATTCTGTTTTGTTTAAGTCAGATCTGGTGGTTGTGTAAACAATAATACTTGTTAAAATTAAATATGCACAAAAAACAATGAATCCATAATCCACATGTGGTTTTGTTATATCAATAAATCTTAGTGTTTTCTTATAAAACCATTCAGTTATATTATTTAAAAATGGATAGGTAATATGGACGTATAAAAAAGCAAATATGATAATAAAAACAACTTCATTCATTATATTTAGAATATAATCCAAATATAACAAATGCATCCATCCAACTATCCAATCAATCATTTTTAATTCCTTATTTTTTTAAAAGTAAGTAAAGTTGCCATAATAGATTCAACTTTACTTACTGCTTGCTGCCAATTGGTTAAAGTTCATCCTGATATTTAGAATTTTTGACAAGATAGTTTGCTAATTCAACAGACATATTGTCAAATGTTTGCATTTCATTCACATGATGAAAGAACAATTCAAATTTTTTAACCAAGTCTTGCTTGTCATCAAAATCAATTTGAACTTGGATTTCATTAAAACTTGGATTAGTAAAACAATGTTCAATAAACAAAATTGAATTTCTATTTGAAAATTCCAATAACAAAAATTTCTTACCAAGTTTCAGTTTTTGTTGTTTACTAACTATTTGTTGCCAAACATCCACTTCAATCAATCCAAGTGGTAAACTGGATAAATTTGCTTCTTTAATGACACAGCCATTGATTTCTGGTAAATCTTTAATGTAATTAAGGATTTCTTGGATTGAAGAAAAGTTCTTCATTGTGATTTTTTTGACAAAATTTTGAGCTTGTTCAAGATTTTCTAACATGATAATTACCTTTTATCGTTGATCTTTGATAAAAACTGGAAAATCCAATTATAACTTGGATAATGATAAATGTCTGTTAAGTTTTGAAAATTTGACTATATTAATCAAGTTGTGTATGATAGTTTTTATTTTTTAGGCTTGGATTGTACTAAATATACTTAGTAGGGATGGTAACATGAAAATATTTAATAAAGAACTGGAAAAACATTTGTTATTTGATGAATTATCAGTTGTATCATATGGTGCTTTATGTTTTATTTTTAATCTTATAGGAATGATTGTTGTTGCCACTATTGTTGTATTATTGCTAATCCAACTCATAAATTATTATCCATCATATGCTAAGTTTTTAATTGCAATAATGTTTTTACTGTCAGGTTTATTGTCTAATTGGTTAATAAACAAAATTTGCTCTTATTTTGATAAAAAATCTGGATGTTACATTCCCCCATCCAATCCAACACTAAACAAATTAAAAAATGCAACCAAACAAAATGATTGTGTTAATTTGGTGAAATTGTGGAAATGTTTTAATCCTAATAATCCAAACAATTCTATTGTGTTAACTAAAGAACAAAAAGATATTGAATTGTTACAAAAACTGGATGATGATTTAGTTCGTTTTATTGAAAATGCAGATGATGTAACTATTAAATTATTTAACTTGGATGATTTTGAATCATATCAACAACTTTATATGAAATATATTGCCCCAAAACAAAAAGAAGAAGTTTTAAATAAAATTCAAACATTAATAGAACATCATGGTTCAAATCAAGAAAGTCATCTTATTAAACAATTACGTTTACTCAAAAATGAAGTTGAGGAATATGATACTAAAACAGCAGATTATTTTGAATTTAAAAAATGGCATGAAGATGTATTAGATATGTTGAAATTGGATAAAGATAATGATATGGTGAAAAACAATTATCAACACATCATCCAAGAAATAAATAACAATAAAAAAGATTAACTTATTATCAAAATTAATAAAATCCACGACTTACTAACTTATTTAAGTCGTGGATTTTTAATGGATACTTGGAAAATGAACTTATTCCATTTTCATCATTATAGGATATCACTTCGCACGAACCACCTTAGTTACTACACCAACTTCATCCAGTCTGTTTTTGGCAAAATCAATATAGTCAATAACATTATCACTTTGTTTAAACAGATGTGTATTTTGATTTAATTCTATTCCACAAAATTTTCTATTTTCCAGTGCTGCTGCCAATAAAAAGCTTCCACTACCAAAACTATTATCCAAGATTAAATCCCCTTCATTTGAATAAGTTTTTATTAAATATCTACCAAGTTCAACTGGTTTTTGAGTTGGGTGGACAACTTGTCCATACGGTTCTGATTCTGCTGTTTTAAAATAGACAATATCCACTGGATATCTTTCACCATCACTGGTTCTAAGAACAGGTTTAAAATTACCATAACTTCCAGTTAACTTGTCTTTTCTTATGCCTTTATTATATGGCTTACCTTCTGTCATTTGTGGATTGTAAGTTGGTTGTTTTCTGTAAAAAATACAAATATCTTCATGTTTTCTTAATGGCTGTTTTTTAGCGTTCAGAAAATTGGTTGGCTTGGATTTTTCCCAAACAATCTTATATTTAAAGTATTTTTCATTGGATAAGATAAGTTTGGCAGTAAACAAACCTTGTCCAGTTAAAACAATAGCACCATTAGGTTTTACAATTCGATTATATTGTTGCCATAAAGCATCAAAATTAATAACAGTATCCCACTTATTTTGTGTTGTGCCATATGGTAAATCGCATAAAACCATATCAATGGAATTATCTGGAAATTGTTTCATGATTTCTAAACAATCTCCCTCAAATAAAGTGTTTTGAATGTCTTGGAGGGATAAAGTTAAATTTGGATTATTCATGATTATTTTATTTTTGTAATTGTAATATATAAAAAACTGGATGTTTATATATTCAGTTTTCTTTTACCTATAATTTTTATGAATTAATTGTACTTAATAATTTTGAAAGTTTCCTATCATTTTCATCCAGTATTTCTTGGAAATGTTTTAAAATATCCTTTTTGTTCATTTTCATAACATCGTGTTTTTCCATAATCATTTCAATCATATTTCTGTCTGTTAATGGCTTATATTGTTGAATATCTTTATAATTGGATAATTGAATTTCTGGAATATTCATTAATATTTTATTAAAGATAGTTTCTTGCTCATCAAATTTGTTTTTCCAACGTGAATGATAACGACCTAATGCAAAACTTTTAATGGCTTCATGTTTTTCAAAATATTCAGATTTTTCTTTAATAGTTGGGCATAATGTATTGATATCATAAACCAATCCATTTTTAATCAAGTTTTCCAAAATATCCAAATCTTTTTTATAAGATGGATTATAGTTGTTTAACATATCAACAATGGCAATTATGTTGTATTTACTTATATAATCTTTTTGGTACATATCTAGTAAATAATGACTATATTTTTTCTTTTTAAATTTGTGATATGGTAAAGTAGCATCAATTGATTTGATATGCATAAATGGATTGTCATAATTAATGAAGGTTTTTAAAACTAATAAGAAATATAGTGGCAATATTACATTAATAATACAAATAAACCCTTCTACTGAACTTATCATTCCTTGCAAATTATGCATAACTGGTTTACTGGTGATTAAATAATTATGATAATAGTTTAAAAGCCATTTAAATCCTGTAAGAAAACAAACATATCCAAGAGCAATAAATGATTGAATAGTTGCATAAAATAAATAGTGATTTTTGTGTTTTTTAATAAAGGAAAAATTGGAATTATTATTTTCAATAAAAATTTTCTTTAAAAGATGATAATTCTTTTCTTTTGATTCATTGGATTCTATAGTATCTGCTATTTTCTCATCTTTCAGTTCTTCAAAATCATTTTGCTTATCCATATTATTTCATTTCATCCCGTTTAATTAATTTCTAAAAAGAATTCAACATAACATTATGTTGTTAATAGTTTCAAATTATAAGTTAAATTAAATCTTGCTGTCAAATCTAAATCACTATTTTACTGGGTACTAGGTACTCAGTTAAAATTGGATGATATGAAAGGCATAATATGTCAAATCAACAATTCTCACATCATCCAACTCCAAATATTAATAAAACTAATGTCAAAAATAATTAACAATCTTAATCTATAAAAATTAATTTCAAACTAACATAAACCTAATAAAATAGGTAATTTTAATCACACTAATAGTTTTAAACTATTAACTTAATATTACCTATAGTATTTTAATTTATATAAATTAATACCAAATATGGTAGTATATATCTATAAAACTACCACATATAGTATAAAGGTGAAAAAATGAGCAATTTAATTTCCTATTTATCTGAACAACAATTAGAAAGCAAAATCCAGTTTATTGAAAATTACAAACAATCTGTAAATCCTGCTGATGGTTCAACAGTGGATGCCAATGCCAATGTAACATTAAAAAACATATCCACATTAGAAACAGAAATCATGAAAGATTACATGATTCAATTAAATCAAAAACTAATGATGGATAAAATTACACAACTATTTAGCAAAGATTTAGCTGATGAATATAAACGACAAGTAGAAACACATGAAATTTATCCACATGATTCATCTTCATTAAAACCATATTGTGTTAGCATATCCATGTATCCATTTTTATTAAATGGTTTAACACAATTAGGTGGAGAATCAAAAGCACCTAAAAACTTATTATCATTTTGTGGTTCATTTATTAATCTGGTATTTGCCATTAGCTCACAATTTGCAGGTGCAGTGGCAACAGTAGAATTCATTACCTACTTTGATTATTTTGCCAGAAAAGAATATGGCAATGATTATATGGATAGATTGGATGAGGTGATTTGTGAACATAAGGGAAATAATATTGATACATCTGTTATCACAACCAATCCAAGTAATAATCATGCCACCTATAAAACAGAAACTATTGGAACAAGATTAGCTGGATATTTGCAACAAATTGTATACACCATTAATCAACCAGCGGCAGCTAGAAACTACCAATCTGTATTCTGGAATATATCTATTTACGATCAATACTACTTCCAATCCATGTTTGCTGATTTTGTATTCCCAAGCACCAATGAAAATGGTGAATTTGATAAACCAAGTTGGGAATCAGTGAAAAAATTACAAGTATTTTTCTTAAAATGGTTTAATGAAGAAAGAAAAAAAGCTTTACTGACATTTCCAGTAGTAACATGTGCTTTATTAACAGATAAAGAATCTGGCACATGTAAAGATGAAGAATTTACCAATATGATTTCCAAAGAATTATCAGAAGGTAATTCATTCTTCATGTATCTATCAGAAAATGCGGATTCATTGGCTTCATGTTGCCGTTTAAGAAATGAAATTACAGATAAAACATTTTCTTACACATTAGGGGCTGGTGGAGTGGCTACTGGTTCAATTAATGTGATTACCATCAATATGAACCGTTTAATCCAAGATAAACGTGATTTAAGAACGGAATTGGATAAAATTCATAAATATCAGGTTGCCTATCGTGCCATTGTAGAAGATTTCTTAGAAGCAAAATTGCTACCTGTTTATGACGCTGGTTTTATCACATTGGATAAGCAGTTTTTAACCATTGGTATTAATGGAATGGTTGAAGCAGCAGAATCACAAGGAATCCAAGTTGGATATAATCCAGAATATGTGAAATTTGTTCAAGATAATTTAAAAATTATTTATAATGCAAACCAAGAAGCCAGTAAAAAATATGGATACAAGTTCAACACTGAATTTGTACCAGCAGAAAATCTAGGTGTTAAAAATGCCAAGTGGGATAAAAAAGACGGTTATAAGATTCCTGAAGGACGTGATTGTTACAATTCCTATTTCTATGTAGTAGAAGATGATTCTATTAATCCAATGGATAAATTCTTGTTACATGGGCGTGAATTAGTGGATTATTTGGATGGCGGTTCAGCGTTGCATTTGAACTTGGACGAAGCATTGACACAAGAAGGATACAGAAAACTAATTAATGTAGCTGCAAAAACTGGATGTAACTATTTCTGTATTAATGTCAGAATTACTATATGTAATGAACCAAACTGTCAACATATTGATAAACGTACATTATATCGTTGTTCCAAATGTGGTTCAGATAATGTTGATCATGCCACTCGTGTAATTGGATATTTAAAACGTGTATCTTCATTTAGTAAAGGCAGAAGAAAAGAACATGCAATGCGACATTATCATATTCATAATAAATCGTAATTAGATTTTGACTAAATTGAATAAATAAATGAACTTGGATAAAAAAATGACAATGAATGTTATGAAATACAGCTAATCCAAGTTCATTTATTTCAACATACAATGATAAAGTTAATCAATAGAACAAGTAGGTAATATGAATATGAATATGAATTACACAACAGAACAAATTACATTTCAAGAAGTACCAAATGAAATATCATTATCGTTTTTAATTGCTGGTTGTCCTTTAAAATGTAAAGGTTGCCATAGTGCAGACAGTTGGCGTGCGACTAGCGAAGCTAGTGAAGCTATAAAATCTAAAATCCATCCAATCAATAACAACGTTCAAAATCAATTAACAACGGAATACTTGGAAAATAGGATTAAACAATATCAGGATATGATTTCATGTGTTTTATTCTTGGGCGGGGAATGGAAAATCAAACAACTGATTGAACTATTACAAACTGTCAAAAATACTAATCCAAGTTTAAAAACTTGTTTGTACACTGGATTAGAATTGGATGAGATTGTTGAGTTGATTGAACAAGAGATTAATGAAAAGGTTGAGATAGGATGGAAATATATCTTTGACAATAATTTATTGGATTATTTAAAAACTGGACGATGGATTCGTGAATTAGGTGGACTGGATAACAAAAAAACCAATCAACAATTTTATAAAGTTAATGTAAACCATGAAGAGCGTAGCAGTAGTAGTTACACTAGCAAGTCTAGTGAAGTTGGTATTTTTTCACGAAATAATAGCAGTTCAGGTTTGTTTACTATTGATATGGATAATAATTGTTCTGATAATTCAACTAAAAGTCAGTCAAATATAAAACAAGCCTTATCCAATATTTTAATAGACAAGACTTGGATGTTTCATTGATTGATAATTATAAAACATATAATCAATTCAAATTGGATTTAATGACTAAATAATATGTAATATGTCATTAAAATAGTCCAGCTACATTCAAATCCAATTTTCTAATATTATTTTAATCATTTCGTTTAAATGTTAAAATATAATCGCCTTTAGTAGGTGTTGGCATGAGTGATTTAAAGGCATATTTGTTGTAGTGAGCACATCTAATTAAACTATTGATTAATATATTTAAGTTAATTTGTTCATCACTGATTTCAGCAATGGTTTTATCATTAATGATAAAAATCAATGTTGGTACATAATGTTTAAAATATTCCAAATAATATTGTTGCACAATTTTATATACTTCATCGTATTTTTCTTTAGTAAATTTCATATCTTACCATCCTAAATTTCATTAAATTAAAAACTGCATAATAAATTAATCATTTTCTTCATCAATTTGCTTATAACAGCATTGCTGCCGCTCATAAAAATTCTGCATTTTTTGATGCAAATCAAACCAATCAAAATTTACATCTTTTCTTTTACCATTCATATCCGAATAAGTGCAGAACATATCATGTGTGCCAGTAAGAATAAATGCATGTAATTGGCATACATTTACAATTTTTTCGCCAATAGTCTCGCCATCAGTTAAATCAAACCAATCCAATTGAACATTTAATGTATCAATATTTGTAATAGCTTTGGCTAAGTCTTGTTCATCAAATACATTAAGTTTACGATTCATTATAGCTTTCATAGCTGTTTCACTTACCAAGATGTAGTCATAAACATAATACACAAAAAAATCTTGATAAATGATTTTCTTATCACCTGTTGTTTTTAATTGATAAATATTTGATGAAGTTTTATCCAAATTATTCACTTGTGAAAAGAATTTATATCCTTGATGTTTATTGACAATTCCCAAATCCATATCACATTCAATTAAATCATTGCCTAAAAACTGACACTTGATAATGGATGTGGCTGCTTTAAAAACATCATCATCTACATTCATTTCACGACGATAATAACCCGGATAAATAACATAATCCAATTCTAAATCTTGATATGATATGCGATTTGGCATTACTATTGGATTATATCCATATTGTGTAGATTTATATTGAATTGGTAGAATATAACAAGTATCACCTTTGTTAATTGGTAACAAAGTTAATGAACAAAACTTGGATTCTTCAGTTTGTTGTTTGAACAATTTGGATAAATCCATTTTTGATTGTTCATTTAACCACTGATTTTCAAAGACTTGATGAAATTCTTCTTCATCTGCTGAATTCATTGAAGACATTGTTGGTTTTAAAAATGGAACATTATCCATAAAATACTGAACACAGGCATCAAATTGTTTTTCTGAACGGATGTTTACACATTCCAAGTCATCTACTTCAACATTCCAATTTAAAACCTGTAAAATCATTGGATAGGACATGACAGCAAATCGCAAGTTTGCCATTTGATTTGGATTATCAGGACTTTTAATCAACATGTAATCAAATCGAAAAACAGATTGACCATCTACTTTGAAATCTACGTTTGGTTTTGAATAATTAATTTTTTTTGTTTTGAAAAAACCTTCAACTTCTTGCAAAAATACATGTGGATTTAATCCTAAATGATGATATGGATTTTCCCAAGATTTTGTTTCAAGTAAATTGGATTTAAGGAAGTTCAAAAAATCAACTGTATTTTTACCGCCTTTAAATTCATTGGTAGATTTGGATGCAGTGTCATAATCATTCAAATAAAACAATCCATAATCATCATAATGTCCATATAAAGGTATTGGTTTATTATTATGTAAACAAAATTTCCAACCAGAATTAAAATCTGCTGATGGAAAATCAATATTTTGATAAATTGGAAAAATAATTACTGGTTCACCGTTGCGAATTGCATTACGAGTTAAATTACAGGTCATTTTGGTCATGTTTTATTATTCCTAATCTTAATCTGAATTCAATATTAACCTGATTTTTGATAAAACAGATTACTTACATATAAAAACAAGTAAAACTTGGTTAAATTGAATATGTAACAGTTGTTTTAGGTTATTGTCATAGCTGTTAATCATCGTTATGTCTGTACAACAACTGCTAATAGTTACATAACTTCGCTATATAAATCCAACCAAAACTGTTCTAAATTTGGATTAATTTTACTATTGTTACTACTACTACACCTAGCTTCACCACACATATCCAAGTAAGTAAACATCATAGAATCAGCAGCCATAAACAATGTTTGCAATATAACACTCAATTTCAAAAATTTCTGAACCACATCCATATTATCTTGTGGTTTAAAACAATCCAAAACATATTTTATATCAATTTTAGCTTCACTTGGTTTGCTTTTACTAGCTTCACCAGCTTCGTTAGACTTTTGCAACCAATCCAATATAGATAAATGCTGATGTAATTTTTGATAAATAGTGTTATAAACAACTTTAAATGATTGTATGTAGCCTAAAATTGGATATTGTGATATTAAGTTATAATCTACCGCTTTACCATCATTTCCCAAATCCAATTTACTTACTGTTTCAAATTCATTCATCAATAACCTGATAGCTGATTCGCTAATCAATAAGCAATCATAAACCACACCTTGACTAATACCACATCTAATTTGATAACCATTATTTGCTGGCATAAAATATGGATAATCATGATATTTTATAATGTTTAACATTGGATTTTTACTAATAATACTATCATCATCTATCTGAACAGAACCATTTTCAGAAAATTGACATTTAATCATCTTAGTCACCAACGTATCCAAACTAAATCTATCATCATAAAATAATCGCATAAATGGATCATAAAAGTTTAAATAGGATGGATAAACATATGGATTATCACCATATTGTTTCAGTTCATATTGGATGGGAATCATGTAAAACGTATCCCCTTTATTAATAGGCAATAATGTTAATGAACAGGTTCTTGATTCATTTGTTTTTTCTTGAAATAATTTTGCCACATCATTATTATCCAATTTGGATAATAGTTTTTGTAAATCAAATACTTCTTGTTCACCTGAAGATAATGCTGGTTTTAGAACAGGAACATTATTGATGAAATATTGAATACATCTATCAAAGCCACTTAATCCATTCTCATCTATACGCTCCAGTTCTAATTGGATTTGATGGTAATTGTATTCATATTCATCTGAATCATGTTCTGGTGAATTTAAAACCTTTGTTATCATTGGATATGACATTGTACAAAATCTTAAATTGGCAATTTCAGTTACACTTGGATTTTCTGGATTTTTGATGAGCAAATATTCAAATCGGAAAATTTCTTGACCATGTACTTTAAAATCTTCTTGCCATTTATTGAAAACATGGTGTTGTTCATTACTGGATTGAGATTTTAATCCAAACTGTTCAACTTCATGGATAAAGATTTCAGGTTTTATCTCATTGTCATTATATTGATTATTTCCACGTTCTGTTGGTAACAAATTGGATTTTAGAAAGTTTAAGAACTGTTTGGTGTATTTGCCACCTTTAAAGTCGTTTAAACTTTCATTGATTTGTGAAACATTCATCTCACTTAATCCAAGTTCAGATAAACTAAACAATCCATAATCATCATAACGTCCATATAAAGGCATTGGTTCATTGGATTCGTTTAAACAAAACTTCCATCCATTTGATAAATCTGGAAAATTATTGTTTTTATTAATTCCACAATAAATTGGAAATAGAATGACTGGTTCTTCAGGTTCAATTGGATTTCTTGTTAAAGCACATGTTGAATTAAATGATCCCATAATAATGCCTTTGTATCTATATTCTATATTGTTTGTAATAAAAAAGTGATATGATAAAAACACCATAAAAATAATTGAATTAAATATGTAATGAAGAATGAGTGTAAAACATTAATCATTATTTGAATGATTAATAATGAAAGTAGTTTTTAATATTTAATAATAGTAGTCATAACAAGTAGGTGTGTATATTCTTCCAAATATGCCAGATTTTTTTCACATTTTTCATATGCATTTATTACATCTTGATAAGAAAATGCACTTTTTGTTTTTGTTGGACTGATTATTTCATTAATATGACATTTTGTTACATTTTCAATCCATTCTTTATATTTTGATGGTTCAGATAAATTTGATTCTAAATAATGAATAACTTGGATATTTACAGTGTCTAAATATTCACTATCAATAGTTTTATTTAATATAACATCCTTTGGAATATTTTTATAAAAATATTCTGCTATTTTCATTTCAAATTTTATTTGCTCATCAGTTTTATTAATCTTATCCAAATAATCACTTAAATATTCTTTTAATTTTTCTGCATCTTCACTATTCATCATAACAGGATTTAAATCCAAAGCTTGATAAAGTTGTTCCAAATATTTATGTTTATTATCATTATGACACATCGCTATCACTTTCTAAAACATGTCTTACTAGAATCTATAATGGCACATATTACATCACTATATTAAAAAACACAATATCCATGTCTAACTATTATAAAAATTACTTATTTTAACCGATTTAAATTCATCATAACATCTTTTATGATAAAATGAATTCAATTTTATTAACAAATTGATAGACCATTAAGTAAATAACATTTGAATGGTTATAATACAAACAATAATATTGCTGATTTAGGATTAATAATAATGACACATTTTGAAATAAATCAATTGAATCCAGAACTGTTCTCAAAAAATAATTTTGAACGTTATTTGCCATATTTACAGCCATATATGGATAAAATCCAATATAACTTGGATGTGGTAGATGATGGTGCTATTGTTTTAACCTTTCATAAAAGTGATTTTGATTTAAGTTTTAAATTCTTAAAAAATGGCAAAACAGAAATTTTATCATTAGATCGGTTAGATAAAGATAACTCATCAACACATAATCCAAAAGATCTGAAAGATCTGACAGAAACAATGTGTTATGTTTTACAGGGAAACTTTTCATCATCCAGTTTGGTTGAAAAAAGTTATAAAATCAATCGTGTTTTATCCATGTTGGATTATGATAGTGTGGCTGTTAAGCAAGTAGGTGAGCCAACAAATGTTGAAGCTAAATCCATAATGAATTCTTTAAAAGTAGATAATGCAGAGTCTTTGGTTTCATTAAATCCAAATGAAAAATCAAAAAACAATTTTCAACGTTATTTGCCTTATTTTAAACCTTACTTGGATAAACACACATATCATTTAAATGTTAATAAAGGCATTATTTCATTACATTTTGAAACAGATAATTTTAGTTTATTATTAACATTTTTAACTAATGGAAAAGTTGGATTTTTGTCACTAGATCGTGATTTTTCAGAAGAAGAACAATTGTGTTATATTTATGAAGGCAAATTATCCACATCCAACTTGGTTAGTAGAAGTTGGAAGATTAATAGATTGTTAACCATATTGGATTAGTTTATTGGTATTAGACACTGTGTTATTGTAATTGATTTTAATTAAATAATAATAAACCACTTGTTGCACTAATTTTTAAGCTGTAAGCCAAAATAAAGTGGTTTTGTCATTTTTACTTATTTAACAGCTACGCCATTCAGTTTAAAACCTTCCATAGATTGAATCTGATTTTTTTGGATCAAATCTTTAACAGTTTGGTCAAGATCAGTATATAAAACTGGTTTAATATTTAATTTTTCAAAATGATTAATTAATGACACATCTATTGATGTAGGTAATAAAACATGTGGAAAATTATTACTATTAATATCTAAACATTCCTTTAATTTCACTTCATAAAATGTAGTAAAATATTCATATCTAATCTTGTAGGCAAAATAGGACAGTGTTTCAAAAAACACCATTTTTTCATTTTCATTATGAAAAAACTTGGATTGGAATATTGTTTGCATATTAGATGGTTTATTTAAATCTTCATAGATATCATCTAATAATTGGATTATTTGTGGAAAACGTTCTGAATCCAAATATAACTTTTCATGAACATTGTTAATTTGGGATTGAAAATTAGATAAAACAATGATGGTTGCAAAAACATTATTATCTCCAATATTTTCATAACAATAGCGAAATTCATCATATAAAAACCATGAAACAAATACATCATAAATATTTAATGGCGAATGAATATGCGGATTAAACATGTGTTGAAAAAATAAATTATCAATAAGTTGTTTATGTTTATTAAATATTGTTAACTGTTTATCATTTTTCACATGTAAAACTTGGTAATAATTATTTATTGCAGTATCATTTTGTTTATTAATTGAACACTGATTATTATGGATAACATTCTTAAATGCATTTATATTCAATCTATATAAACTATTATTTAAATCAGTTAAACTAATAGGTTTACATATAGCACTGTTTAATTGATAACCCTCCCACAATTCCAAGTTATCTCTCATACTTGCTTCTGACAATCTGGTTAAATAATTACCATCTTTGTCTTTAAAAAATTGTTGTACATTTTCTTTAGTTAGTTCAATATTTTTATTATCTACTGTTATATAAAACTTCAACAAACCACGTGCATAAATTGCTATTTGCATATCCAGTTTTTCAAATGTGTGGTCTTTAAATTCATTTTGTAAAATATCATCTAACAACAAATCATTGATTTCAAATTTTCCATTTTTCCTATTAAAATAAGCTTTTCTCACTTTTGGTAATCTTTTACTGGCACTATCACATGGATAAATGTCTGTTTGGTGATTATTTAAGATGTAATTTGGATTGGTAATAAAGAAAATACGCCCCCAGTTTAAACTTAAAAATTTAAATGACTGTGGTTGATTGGCATCAACAATTGCCAAACTTGGATTGGCTAAGAATTTGGTTGTCAATATATTGTTTAAATTACTGCTACCAGTCGCATGAACCATAAATTTAGTTGAATTATCTTTAATATCAAAATGGTCTTGGGTTTTAATCATAATTGTAATCTTGTTTTTGTAGATATATTTAATCAGTTAATAGTGATAACATTTTAGTCAATGCAAAATAATAACATATATCATGAAACGTTTGGATTACTTAATCATGAAAAGACAAGTTTATTACCAATTTTTACATAAAGTAAAACATATTTTTATAATTTTTGTGTTTTAATGTTTGTTTATTAATAGTAATTAGTTGTAATGAAGCAACTTAGTTATTTGTGACATTTAATTTTAAGGTGAATTATGGTTGGTGTGGATTTATTAAATTTTCAAGATTCATTAAATAATCAGCAAGTAATGCCAAAATTCAAACCATCCAATTTTGGCATAAAATTTGAACATATTCTTATGGATATATTGGATAATCAGTCATCATATATTATTGAAGAAGAATTGTTGCCTAAACAACTATCCATACAAAATCAATCACTAAGACATAATGATTATAAAAAATTATATAATCCAGTATTCATCAATCCAATTATTCATTATTTCAATCAATATTTCAAATCTAAAAAACATAGTCATTGTGTTCAGTTATCTAGTGATTCAAAAACTGACATTTATTATCAAAATAAGAATGGCAGTTTAAATGAAATAAGTATTAAAACAAAAAATATTGATTTAAATAATTTGTCTTCTGAAACCAACGATAAGAAACATCAAGTTCTACTTGGTTCAAGTGGTTTAAGATTAAATAAATGGCGAGATTTATTGAGTCAAGATATTCTTGGAACAATTAAAATGTTTTTTAATAGAACATATGATAATAAAAATAATAAATCCCCATATCCAAGTCATAAAAATGATAATGTTAAGTTTTTATTATTGTATCTTTACGATCTTTATCACTTGGATAATTTAAATGGAAATGAAATAAAGGAAATTCACAATTCCTTTATTTCTGGTGAAATTAATATTATTAACATGAAAAATATGTTTAATTTATTAAAAAATTATCATCAGGGGGATAAGATAAAGGTAGTAAAATTTCATAACACTATTGTTATTAAGATATGTGGTAAGAATGCTTTTGAAATTAAAGAAAACATTACTGGCATGAAGAAAAGAAAGATTACTATCTATATCAATTTGGATTTTATAATGTTTGCAAAACTGATTGACTTTAAGATTCCTTTGCACTTAGATTCAAAATGTTTGGTGGATTAAGGTTTTATTAAATCATTAATGTGTTTTACTTCTAGTTAATAAATTCTTCATTTGTCATTTCACCAATTTTATAGTTTTATTGTTTTACAATAGATTTACATTTACAAACATTACTAAACTGGATGGTGTGGTTTAATATTGGCAACCAAATTTACAATTAGACCAACATCATGTTAACCATTGAAAAGTTAAAAGAAAATCACTTAATCCAAATCCAAGTGGACACATTTATTTCACTTTTTAAAAACCGCATTGAAGAACAGAAAGTCTTGGATTTTATTAATCTATGTAAGGCAAATCAATTTAATCATATTTTTATTGGTAAAAAGAACAATCCAACATTCAACATCAATATTAAACAATATCAAGATTTTGTAGAAAATGCAAAAGCAAAAATTCTTGGTTTCTTGCAAGAACATTTAATTAACAGCATTCCTAAAAAAGTTGAATTTGTATTGTTGTTGAAAAATGACAACTTTGTAACAAGTTCCACTTACCAATCCAATTTGGATAAGTTTAAATTAAGAATATCTAACCAAAACTTTATCAATCAGTTACACAGGTACTTGGATTTTCAACCAATTATATTTGGAAACCAATTTGAACATATTCTTATAGATGTACTGGATAATAAGTCGTCTTGTATCATTCCCAAAGAAAACTTCCCATCCATGTTATCCAAATATAATCAAGAATTAATTAGTGATAATTATCAAGACATGATTGGTTTGTCTGTTAATAATCCAATTATTCATTATTTTAATCAATGTTTTAAATCAAAGAAGAACAGTGATTGTGTTAATTTATCAGATTGTTCTAAAACGGATATTTACTATCGTAATAGAAATGGCAGTCTCAATGAAATCAGTATTAAAACTAAATGTGTAAAATCCAATCAAAAATTGACAAGACAAAGAATTAAATTAAGTACCAGCTTTTTAGAATTTGATAAATGGAAAAAATCACTATATAACGATCCTATTAAAACTATTAAAATGTTTTTTAATAAAACATATAACACTGACCAATCTCCCTATCCAAGTCATAAAAATGACAATGTAAAGTTCTTACTGTTATATTGTTATAACTTGGATAATCCAGATCATAATGTCTCAGGTCAAATTTATATTTTAAATATGAAACGTATGTTTAATTTGTTACTTCATTATATGAATCATGACATGGTTAGATGTGTTGAAAATTGGGACTCATTGGACATTAATATTAATGGTGAACAAGTTTTCCAAATTAAAGAACAGGAATATAAAGGTAAAATATTCAATGTGATTTTTGGATTTTTTGATATTGAAAACAGTAATTCATTTTTCTCACAATTGATTGACTTTAAGATTCCTTTACACTTGGATTCAAAATGTTTGGATGTTATTACTTCATAAACAATAACAAGATGTAATGATTTTGGTCATATTAATATGGAATCTTGGATTGTTTGTAACTACTATTGATATTATTTAAAACACATTACTATTTAGGGTTTATAAATGACAACTGAACTATTTTTACAGTTATTTGCCAATGATTATGGATTTATTGATAATGTTTCAATTTTAATTTTTTACAACATTACTTTGATATGGTTTATTTTAATTTTGTTTTTTGTAAATGCAAAATCATGGTTAACTTTTCCATTTATCATATTTCCAATATATTTTGCTTTTGGATTTTCTACTGCAACACCAGAGAATGTTCCTAAATATGGAACAAAAGTACAAAAAGAAACAATGGTGCATTGTGTAAATCAATATTTTAACAAAGTGAACCTGCAAGACAATGAAGAACAAAAAATGGATATTAAAGACATAACAGATAAAAATATTGACGTTATTATGAAAGAATGTTATAAACAAGATCAGGAAAAACTTAATCAAGAAAATAGCACAAAAACTAGAATATTCCAGAAAGAATTGGATAAGATGATGAATAATCAAGGACATAGTAAGTAAATAGGTTTAATTAAGATTATTAAGAATGATTAAATTGGATATGATGATATGACAAATATATTAATGTGGTTGTTTGCTAATGATTTTGGTTTATTTAGTAATGTAATGAAATTCACATTACTATTCTTTTTCATTATTTTTGTATTGATAATGTTTATGTTGCAACAATATGTAAAACGTATGTTATTTACATTATTTGCAATTTGTTTAGTTTATATTTGTTGTTTTTTTGTTGTATTTATTTCTTCCAAAATTTCCCCAGAATATATTCCACAATATGGAACGGAATCGCAAAAAGAAATGTTATTACTTTGTCTTAAAAATGAGAAAAATAATGAATTATCAGAAGAAGAAAAAAAATATATAAGTGACACCATTAATGAGATAATGGAAACATGTTATGAACATCATTTGAATGATGAACAATATGCAAAAAAACTTTTAGAAGAACAAAAACAAGAATTAAAAGATAAAGAAGTTTTAGAATCATTAAATAAAATGATGGCTAATCAAGGATATAGCAACTAAATAGTTTTGATGATTAAGAAACAATGGGTAATGACTAGAATTGGATTATGGTTATATAAGTGATATAAAAATTTTGTTTATTATGTTAATTGCATTAATAGTATATGTTGTAAACTTGTGTTATGTAAAGAAAGACGTAATTAAACTTATTGTTGCTTTTCCTGTTATCATATTTTTTGGCTTCAGTTTATATATAATTCTTTCAGTAACAGCAGCAGATATTCCACAATATGGAACGGAATCACAAAAAGAAATGTTAACCTTTTGTATCCAAGAAAAAACAGAAAATGGATTAACAGCAGAAGACCGAGAAGATATAGCTGGCACTATTGAATATATAATGAAAGCGTAGATAAGATTATTATAAAACATCAATAACGCAAAAAGCAGTGAATCACAACGATTGTGTCATTGTAGACTGCTTAACCTTGTTATTGTTGGTTATTTTATAAGTCTTATCTACGCTATGTTTGTTTTTCATGCTCACAGTTTTATTATTTTTATTATTGACTGAAGAAACATGCGAGGTAATTACGCTAAAATACCTGCGATTTTTATTTGGATTGATATAACGTTTTATTTCTGTAGTTCCTATAGTGCCTATATCTATTCGATCTTTTTTTGGTTGTCTTAAAGCGATATTGATAGAGGCAAGAACATCACGATCAATTTGATATTTTTTATTTTTAAATCTTACATTTCTATTAAATA